CACAGAGGTTGATAGATGAACTTTTTGTATTTATATATAATGGAATTAAAGCTGAAGCTATGGTAGGATACAATGATGATTTAGTATTAAGTTTTAGTATAGGTTTGTGGGTAAGAGAAACAGCATTAAGGTTGAGAGCCGAAGGTATTGAATTGTCTAAACAAGCTCTTAGTAATATTAATATTCCTGAACCAATAAAAGCTCCTACGGGAATTAAAAAGGATTATTGGGATTGGGAATTAGGTGATGAAAAAGAAGATTTAACTTGGTTAATTAAGTAGAGGTAAACATGGCAGACACATCATTAAGAAGTAGACTACAAAGAATGTTTAGTACGAATGTAATAGTTCGTAATATAGGTGGCCGTAGATTAAAAATTATAGATACAGATGAACTACAATATATAGGTAAAGATAAGTTAGTAGATAGATATCAACGTTTACATAGTGGTACACGCTCTGGTTATGGTGGAGTTGGTATGCTGAGTAAAGCTTTGAGGTTGGGTTTATTTAAAGATTATGAGGCAATGGATAATGACCCGATTGTAGCATCAGCTTTAGATATTTATGCTGATGAATCTACTATGAAGAATGAATATGGTAGTGTACTTGAAGTACATAGTGATAATCAAAACATTAAAGCTATATTACATAATTTATTTTATGATATTCTAAATATAGAATTTAACTTGTGGCCTTGGATTCGTAATATGTGTAAGTATGGTGATTTTTATTTACAATTAAATATTGATGAAAAATATGGTATTATGAATGTAACTCCATTATCTGTATATGATGTTAATAGATTAGAAGGTGCAGAAGCAGCCCCCGAAAATGTGAGTCCAGAAGAAATAGAAAGGTCTAACTTTGTTAAATTTACTGTAGAGGCTGGGGATGCTCGTCATACGTTACACACAGCTAAAACTGGTGAAAAACATGAATTTGAAAATTTTGAAGTGGCTCATTTTAGATTATTGAGTGATTCTAATTTCCTACCCTATGGTAAGTCTATGATAGAAGGAACTCGTAAGGTTTGGAAACAATTATCTCTTATGGAAGATGCTATGTTAATTCATCGTATTATGAGAGCCCCCGAGAAAAGGATATTTAGATTAGATATAGGAAATATACCACCAGCCGAAGTTGATAATTATATGGAAAAGGTTATAAGTAAAATGAAGAAAGCACCTTATGTAGATGAAAATACAGGTGATTATAATCTAAAATATAATATGCAGAATATTACAGAGGACTTCTTCTTACCAGTTCGTGGTGGGGATAGTGGTACAAGTATTGATGCATTACCTGGTTTAACTTATGAAGCTATAGATGATATAGAATATTTGAGAAATAAACTCTTAGCTTCACTTCGTGTACCAAAAGCATTTCTTGGTTTTGAAGAGGAAGTAGGTTCAAAGGCTACATTAGCAGCCGAAGATGTTAGATTTGCTCGTACAATTGAACGGATACAAAGAATAACTATTTCAGAATTGACTAAGATAGCTATTATTCATTTATACGCTCAAGGATTTACAGATGCAGAGTTAGTTAATTTTGAATTATCAATAACAAATCCATCTACAATTTATGAACAAGAGAAAATATCGTTATGGAATGAAAAAACAAATTTAGCAAGTACTATGTTGAATGATAATATAATGTCATCGGAGTGGATTTATAAGAATATTTTTAACTTTACTGAAAATGAAATTAAAGATTTGGACGAACAGATTGTTTTTGATAAAA